GTGTTTAACACTAAATAGTTTAAAGGTCTGAAGAATAATGCAAAAACGTACAAGAAGTATTATAGAAGAACTCGATGCAATATACACCGAGCGCAATGCTGACCGAGATCGTCGTTACGTTATCGAAAGTCGTGCTTCTAATGTTATTGCATCGGCCATACGTTTATTAGAACACATAGACGCAACACTGCCGGCCGAGCAAGCTGAAAATTTGACCAGAAAATTACTCAATGCCATTCGAGATCGTAATCCAGAAAAATTTACCAGAACTGTGAGACGAATTGATGATAACTGAAGGCGGCAATGTTTTTAAAGACAAACAAGGTAATCCATTAACTCAGCGCATAAACCGAGCTGATGTACCTGCCACCATCAAATGGATTGAAGGCGTCACTGGGGTTGATTTTAGCAAAGACATTGACACAGATACAAAGACTCCCTCTAAGTGGCTGGGCAGTACAGGTAAAGCACCTACATCGGGCGACCTAGATCTTGCAGTAGATCTCAACCAAATAAACAAAGATGCTTTGGCTGCAAAGCTCACACAATATATTCAAAGTCAGGGACAGGATCCACGCGAGTGGGTTAAAAAAGCAGGCGAAGTACACTTGAAAACGCCCATTGCTGGCGATCCCAAAAAAGGCTTTGTACAAACAGACTTTATGTTTTTCCCCAACTTGGACTGGGGACAATTTTTTTATGCTGGCGGGACAGGCAGCGCCTACAAAGGTGTGTATAGAAATATCTTGATGAGTTCTATTGCCAAGCAACAGGGACTCAAAGTTGGCGCTAATGGCATGTTTAGCCGTACTACAAATCAACTGGTCAACGGTGGCATGGATCCTGACTATGTGGCCAGTGTGTTGTTGGGCAAAGGACATGATCGTCACAGCCTCAAAAATGTTGAAACCATATATCAAAACTTGGCCAAGGATCCCAATCGTGATGCCAAGTTAGCTGATTTCCGCGAATACCTGGCTCGTGACGGACTACAAGAACCTGACACAACAGTGCAAGAAAGCGAAGTCAGTTTCATGGCACGACTACGTGATAGAATTGTCAATCAAGGATATCATATCATTATTGAAGCAGAAGAACCGCCAGTTAAAAAGAAGGATCCGCGTATCCCGCACCCCGAAGATGCGTTCTTCCTAGGCGGTAGTGCTGCCGCAAACAAAGCCATTCAAGACTTAGAAGGTGCCATCAAGAATGCCAGCAAAACCACTATCAAGTGGGATGGTAAGCCTGCACTGATTTGGGGCAGATTGCCCAATGGTCGATTAGCAGTCAGGGACAAGTACATGTTTGATGCCTAGTATGCGGCACAAAGTCCCGAAGACTGGGTCAAGTATGACCAACAAAAAAAGTCTGGTAATCTAAGAAGTGATTTGTATCCCAAGCTCAAAGCCATTTGGCCAGGACTGGATGCAGCCACAACAGGACCGGGTTTCTACTGGGGTGATTTGATGTGGGCTGGTGAACTACAACCACAAGGTGGCAAGTATGTATTCAAACCCAATCTTGTGCAGTATTCAATTCCAGTCAACAGCGAACTTGGAAAAACTATTCCCGGTAAAACTGGTGGCATTGTAGTGCACCAACAATTTGCCAATCTAGGTGATCAAACAGCGCAAACCTGGAATGGGCAAGGGCTACAAAACGTTCGCGGCGGTGTTGATATAATTCCTCCCAACATTGGTATTGCATTTACATTGAAGTCACCGGCCAATTTGATATCGGCTGCCAAGAAAGCAGTCAACACCTATGGTGCAGCCGTGGACGAAATGTTAAACTCTTTGCCCGGCAGCACTCGAGCACAAATGCAGACTTATTTTAATCAACGCATTATTGGTGGCACAATGTTGAGCATGCCCAACTGGTTAAAGACCAAAGCAAGTGCTAAACAGTACAGCGAGCTAGTGACTGGTAACCCCGACGCCAATGGACAATACAATGCCAAGACTGGCAACATGCCTGGTAAATTGTATACCTTGGATGCTAACAACAAACCTGTGCCTAGCCCGGCGCATTTGGGGCTATTGGCAATTTGGAATTCAATTTATAATTTCAAACTAAATCTAGCACAACAGCTTGAACAGCAGGTGCAGGGTCTTGAGCAAAGTACAGGTGGTCAAGCCGAGGGCGAGGGATTTGTTGTGCCTACTCCAACCGGACTTGTAAAACTAGTAAATCGCGGAGTTTTCTCAGCAGGAAATGCCGCGCAAAACAACCCCAAGTAACCGTTTTTTAATCTTTGGTATAAATAAAAGCAGACCCAGAGTGGTCATATATTAAGGAGATTTAAAATGGCATATTTTCCACCTTTCAATGGTGATTCGCAACCAGTATTTGCGTTAGACATTAACAACGGTTCACAAACTGGTACTATTACCGACGCTGCCTTGGTGCAGATGGACGGTCCCAAGCTTGACTTTTTCAAGATTATTGTTCAAAACGGTTCTAACCAGAACATCAACTTGACAACTCAATTGGGTTCTTACAGCGGCGGTGTGTTTACACCCGGTGTTGTTAACCAGTTAATGCAAAACATCCAGACTACAGCTACAGTGGCCAAGTACCAAGTTGAAGCTGACTCTTCTGGTCAAATCAGCGTTGCTGTGTATCCACAAAACGCTTGGACTGCAACTACATTGCAAGCTAGCCTACGTGCTCTTGGCAACGTTCAAATCACAGCCAGCTATGGCACCGTAACAGGTGTTAACGTGTCTGGTACAGACGTTACAAGCTCAGGTTTCAAACTAGCCTAATAGAGTTTTACTCTTACGAACAACCCTGGATTTATTCCAGGGTTTTTCTTGGCCGTTAAATACACATTATGTTATCACTTGCACAATGGCCAACATTGTTTTATTCGTTCGAATGGCCCGAACATGAAACACACGCTCAAGAACTAAAACAAGTTTGCCACGATCTAGAATCACAAAACAAAGTCAGCAATGTCAGTAATGCAATAAAACACAACCTGTACGAAAGTGAATTTAACTTTCTTGAATATCCCAGTGACGCAGTTATTAAATGGGGACACTGGGCTAAAAACTGCATATTTCAAGCCAGTGCAAATGCCAACAAAGCCTACTGGCCACCAGGATTAAATTTACAAGTTGAGATGCATGAATCCTGGTGCCATATTACCAAAAGCGGTGGCTACCATGATGTGCACACGCATCCAGGAAGTTCCTGGAGTTGCATTTACTACCTTGACATAGGTAACATGCAACCAGATACTAAAAATGGTGTTAATCGTTTTTACAATCCTGTGACTCCCATGTACACTGATGCCGGGACCGTGTATACAAATGTTGCCACCAACTTTGATGTCAACGCACAAAACGGCATGTTGTTTGTATTTCCAAGTTGGGTAAATCATTCAGCACTACCATACACTGGTGATAAAGATCGTTATGTCCTAAGCGCAAACAGTAGAATAACTGTGATAGAACAATGACCAACAAAATAACTTGCCAAACATTGTTTGATATCACAGCCACCGGTGTGCGTAGTTACTATAGAGCATCGTTGATTCCCTTCAAAGATGAAACTGGTAAGATTATCACTGATACTAGGTCCTGGGATCGTGCAAGAAATCAACAACGTAATTGGGAAACATTGAATCAAATTATTTCTTTGAGAGTATTACCAGAAGAAATAACCCATCCCATACAAAAAATCAACAATGATAAACAGATCTGGGAATTTGAGTTTGTGGTACCATCACTGGAAACTGTGACGATGGGCAACAACCCTGTGGGGGCACTCATGCATGATTGTCAGAGTGTGCCAATGATTTTAAATCTTGATGAAACTGCTCAACTTGAAACTGTGTTGAAACCCAGTGGCGAAGATGTCAATATTTGGTTCTGGGTATCCACAGCTAAATAACTTATAATGCAAAGGATAACTCATGGTTGATACCACCGACATTGAAAAAAAGAGCCTTGAAGCGCATGTTGAGTTGTGTGCCGAGAGATATCGTTTTCTTGAAGAGAAGCTACAAACTCTTGAAGAAAAGATAAGTGGTCTTGGTAAAACAGTGGGTGCAGTTCATGACCTTGTGGCCAAATTTGCAGAAAAACGCAACGATCAAGTCATTGGGTGGGGTGTGGGTATAATTGCAGCCTTGGTTGGCACAGTTGGTTATTTGTTAAGTAACTTTGTAATGAAATGACCAAAGAAATTTCACAAGATACCGTTCGTCGATTAGAACAAGTTTTGTCTTCTGAATACGATTCGGCCAAGCAAAATTTAATGTTTAGCACACCCGAAGGTTATCAAGTCTTTGAAATTTATAATATTACAAAAACGCCAAACGGTGCTTTGGTTCGAAAAAACGCAAATTCTGCTATTGAATTTACCAGTACCAAATCAGCAGTGAGTTGGTGCATTGCAGACAAATACAATCAAATTCGTTTGGCCGATGACATTATACAGCTAGACAAAACACGCAGGCGGCTACGTGAGGATGTGCTGTTTTCGCAAGTTTACACACGACAACTGCGTGATGTAACAGTGCGAGAGACGGCTGCTCTTAAACTACAAGTAAAGCAAGACAGTCTTCGATCCACAGAAACAGGATTGGAGAAATGTGCAAATTTAGCTAAATATTGGCAATTACGGGGATTCAGCAATGAAATTGAA